TCTATCGGTGTACTACCCTATGTTTCTGGTGGTGGAAGTGCCACTTGGACCTTTACACTGGAATATTCATCGGATGGAGCCACCTGGAATACGCTCCAAAACGTCGGAACCGTCGTAGTCACTGACAATCAGTGGCTCTGGTATGACATCGACCCCGGTCAAACCGTGCAGTATTACCGGATACGAGCTTCTGGCGGCACTACATTGGCCTTGCGCGAGTGGTATGTAGGCAATAACAGCCGAGAGATCACTATGTCACGCTTAAATCGTGACGATTACACCAATTTGCCCAACAAAAACTTCACGGCCAATCAGCCTTACCAGTTTTGGTTTAACAGAACCATCCCACAGCCTGAAATTTACTTGTGGCCAGCACCTTCTGACCCGTTTGTTCAGATGACTATCTGGTATTCCAAGCAAATCATGGATGTGGGCGACCTTACCGACGATTTGCAGATCCCACAGCGGTGGTATTTGGCGACCATGGCCATGCTTAGCCATCAACTGTCGCTTGAACTGCCCCAGGTTCCTTTGGAACGTATCCAATACTTGGAAGGGCAGGCGAATAAGTATCTCAATGAGGTTGAGCAAGAAGAGCGCGATCGCAGTCCGATCTACTTTGCCACGAATATCACGCCGTACACCGCATGAGCATCTTCTTAGACACAACAGGCCTTTCAAATCTTGCCATCGCAGTATGCGATCGCTGCAAGATGAAGCGTACTTATGTCGTCATGCAAGCAGATCCAAACTTTCCTGGTTTGCGTGTGTGTAATGAAGGGTGCGCAGATCAAAAAGACCCTTATCGGTTGCCTGCCAGGCAGACTGAGCGCATCAATTTACGCTTCCCAAGGCCTGATGTCTCAGTGGCAGTAGATCCTAACAACCTGCTGACTAATGGCGTAAATCAGACTATCCTCTCGACTGAAGGCAATACCCAGACGCCAGAAAACAATGGGAATCTTGATGGCATTGCACTGTCACCATAATGGCTAATCAAACCATTACACAATTACCTGCCGCCGGTGCAATTACTGGCGCAGAACTTGTCCCGATCGTACAGAACGGGCAAACCGTTCAAACGACAACAGGCGCAATTGCCGCTTCGCCTGTATTGACGGGAACCTTCCTTACAGCCACATCCCAGCCAACACTTACCAACTCACGTCAATTAACGGCCTCAGGGTTAGGTTTAAGCCTCACAGACAACGGATCAGGATCAACGCTGGTTCTTGCCCTTGCGGATGCCCCTGCAAGCCTTGCAAACGCCTCTACAGGCTTGGTTGCAAAGACCTCTGGCACAACGGTAACCCCGCGCACAATCCAGGCTGGAACCACGGGTTTAAGCGTTGCTGATGGCAACGGCGTGTCTGGCAACCCAACCATATCCCTTACGGGTATGCCGCTTTACCTGGCACAGACTGCAGGCGTTGGACTGCTAACCAGGACAAGTGGTAACAGCGTTGGGCTTGTAACGCTTCAGGGCACAGCGAACGAGATTACCGTAGCTGATGGGGCTGGCGATGGCTCAAACCCGACGATTGGTCTTGCCGATAACCCCGTCTTACCGGGCGTCGAAGGAGTGGTGGTTCCTACAGGAACAACGGCAGAGCGAGACCCAAGCCCACCGAATGGAACGATCCGCTACAACACAAGCAATGCACAGCTTGAAGCTTATGCAAATAATGCCTGGGGACAGCTTTCTGTCGGTTCTGGCATCACGCAAATTACGCTAGGCACCGGCATCACAGGCACTGCCAATCCAATTGTTTCAACCGGAACGATTCAGATTGATAGTAGCGTCGTAACACTTACCGGGACGCAAACGCTTACCGGCAAGACGATGAGCGGTGCGCTCAACACGTTTAGCAATATTCCAAACTCAGGCCTTACAAATTCAAGCCTGACGATTAACGGCACAACAATCGCCTTAGGCGCCTCGGGAACCATTACCGCTGCTGCTGCCTATCCGTTAACGATCGGCACAGGATTAACAGGCGGTAGTTATGACGCCTCGGCTCCGGTCACGATCGGGATTGATTCCTCAGTTGTTACGCTCTCAGGCACACAGACCTTAACGAACAAGACCTTAACGGCACCCGTTATCAGTTCAATTGTGAACTCGGGCACCTTAACGCTGCCAACCACAACCGATACGTTAGTAGGCAGAGCAACGTCTGACACGTTAACCAACAAGACGATCTCAGGATCGTCCAACACCCTAAGCAATATTGGTAATGCAAGCCTTACCAACTCAAGCCTAACGATTGGCACCACAAACATATCACTAGGTGGTACAAGTCTTACCCTTGGCGGCCTCACCTCGGTAACGGTCACGCAAGATCCTGTAAACGCTCTGGACCTGGCACCCAAGCAGTATGTGGATGCAGTAGCTCAAGGCCTTGACATTGAGACGCCCTGCCAAGTAACAACCACTGCATCGCTTGCATCAATTACCGGCGGGTCGGTTACTTATAACAACGGCAGTTCAGGCGTTGGCGCAACGCTGACCTTGGGTGTCGCCCTGACGACACTTGATGGCTACGCGATTCAGAACGGCGATCGCATCCTAGTTCGCAACGAATCAAATGCTGCGCACAACGGGATTTATACCTGGGCAACTGGCGGCACGGTATTAACGCGCGCCACTGACTTTGATCAGGCCGCTGAGATTCAAGCAGGTGACTTTGTTTTTGTTGCCAATGGCACTTTGTATGCAAGCACGGGTTGGGTACAGACAGCCACGGTTGTCACAATCGGCTCAAGCAATATTCAGTTCTCGCAGTTTTCAAGCGCTGGGACGTATTCTGCTGGCACAGGCTTGACGCTTGTTGGTACACAGTTCAGCATCACATCAACGGGTGTTTCTGCTGCATCTTATGGCGGTGCTGCAACGGTTCCTGTGTTTGCGGTTAACGCTCAAGGGCAGTTGACCACGGTCACAAATACCTCAATTGCAATTAACGCAAATCAGGTTACAGCAGGCACCTTAGCCGTAGCGCAGGGCGGCACAAATATTGGCTCTTATACCGCAGGTGATTTACTATACGCCTCAGGCACTACGACGTTGTCAAAGCTTGGAAAGGGCACTCAAGGCTACATGCTCCGGCAAGGTGTCTCAGCGCCGGAATGGGCAATCATCGAAGGCGGAACTTTCTGAAGGTAAACCATGGCACAGACTGGTTACACACCGATTTCGCTGTACTACAGCACCACCGCGGCGGCGACACCATCGGCTGGCAATCTAGCCAATGGCGAACTGGCCATCAACATCACTGATGGCAAACTCTTTTACAAAGACAACGGCGGTAATGTTCAGGTTATTGGTACCAAGGGCGGTGTAGGGTCCTCATCGAATACGCAGGTTCTTTATAACAGTTCAGGGCTTGTCGTTGGCTCGGCCAACCTAACCTTTGATGGCACCAAGCTCAGCGTAGGCAACCTATTAAACGCAGGCCTTACCGCATCCAAGCCAGTTTTTACGGATGCAAGCAAGAACCTTGTTTCTACGGGTACGCTGCTAACCGACCAGGGCGGCACAGGACTCACTTCTTGGACCACGGGTGATATTCCTTACTTCTCTGCTGGAACATCGCTCTCAAAGCTTGCTATCGGTGCTGGCAGTACCGTTCTCACGTCGTCCGGTTCTGCGCCTCAATGGACAAGCCTTGCAAGCCTTTCAATCGGTACGGCTACGAATCTTGCTGGCGGTGCCGCGGGATCACTTCCATACCAAACAGCCCCTGGCACAACGACCTTCTTGTCGATCGGCACAGCCAGTCAGGTGCTTCGTGTTAACTCAGGCGCTACGGCGCTTGAGTACGTTAACCAATCAGCTTTGTCGGTAGGGTCTGCAACTACAGCAACGACCTCAACGAATATTGCAGGCGGCTCTGCTGGCGCGATCGCTTACAACTCGGCCTCAGGTACAACAACCTTCTTGGGTATTGGTAGCGCCTCGCAGGTCCTACAAGTTAACTCAGGGGCTACAGCACCAGAGTGGGTGTCTTCCACAGGAACGGGTAACGTCGTTCGGGCGACATCGCCCACGTTGGTTACCCCGACCCTTGGCGCAGCAACTGCAACAACCATCAACAAGCTGACGATCACTGCGCCTGCAAGCTCAGCAACGCTCACGATCGCTGATGGCAAGACCTTCGCAGCCAATGCCACGCTGACCTTTGCGGGTACTGACGGCACAACCATGACGATGCCAGCAAGTAGCACAACGCTTGCCGGCCTTGGTATTGCACAAACCTTTACGCAAGATCAGACGATTGCAGCCAATCTCACCTTGAATGCTCAAGGTGACCTACGATTTGCTGATGCTGACTCATCAAACTATGTAGCCTTCCAAGCACCCTCTACAGTCGCATCAAACATCCTGTGGACGCTTCCAAGCACTGACGGTACCAGTGGCCAAGCACTCGTCACAAACGGCACTGGCACGCTCTCCTGGGCCTCTGTGGCGGGTATTCCTGGCGGCTCAACAACGCAGGTCCAGTTTAACGACGGCGGCGTTTTTGGCGGTGATGCAGACTTCACTTACAACAAGACAACGAACATCCTGACGGCTGCTGGTGGCTTTAGCTCTGCAGGGACTTACAACAACGTCACGATTACGGCGCCTGCCTCAAGCGCAACGCTGACGATCGCTAATACCAAGACGCTGACAGTTAGCAATACGCTAACCCTCCAAGGTACTGACTCGACCACGATGACCTTCCCAGGCTCGAGCACAACGCTGGCAGGCCTTGGGATCGCGCAGACCTTCACGCAAGACCAAACCATTGCAGGCAACCTGACGCTCAATGCACAGGGCGACCTTCGGTTTGCAGACAGCGACTCATCGAACTGGGTTGCTTTCCAAGGTCCTGCAACGGTAGCTTCTAACATCACCTGGACCCTTCCATCGGTTGATGGCTCAACAGGTCAGGCTCTGGTCACCAATGGCACAGGAACCCTTTCCTGGGCAACTCCTGGCGGCTCTCCAGGCGGTTCAACGACTCAGCTTCAGTACAACAACGCCGGATCATTTGCTGGCGCCACGAACCTCGTTACGGATGGCTCCAACCTCACGATCAACGCTCAAGGCGATCTAAGGTTTGGCGACTCTGATTCCAGCAACTGGGTGGCATTCCAAGCCCCGTCAACGATAGCGTCTAACGTAACGTGGACGCTGCCAAGTGCCGACGGCACAAGCGGTCAGTTCCTGTCCACCAATGGAACAGGAACCCTATCGTGGGCGACCGCATCAGGCGGCGGTGGTGGCGGAACATTTGCCTCATACACCTACACTGGCGACGGCACAACGACGACATTTGCCGGTGGTTCAGGGATGACGGTAGATAACGTCCTGGCCATTCTGAACGGTGTCACACAAGAGCCAACCACTGACTACACGATTTCAGGCACGAATGTGGTGTTTGGTACGGCACCAGCAAACGGTGAGGAGATCCAGATCCGTTTGATGGGCGGAGGTGGTGGCGGCGGGTCTTCGGGTGTTATTTCTGAGAATCAGCAGACTATTTCAACGAACTACACGGTAACGTCCTCTTACAACGGCAGTAGTGTTGGGCCTGTCACGATCAATACAGGTGTTTCGGTGACTGTTGGCACAGACCAGCGTTGGTTAATTTTTGGTTAAGGATTTGACATGAGCAATCTTAAAGTTCAGGGTAATGCTTCTGGCGCTGGCACAACCACGCTACAAAGCGCCAATACTTCGGTATCAGCGACCCTTACGCTACCTGATTCAACGTCAGCAGACACGCTTGGCTACCTAAACGCGCCGATCAATGAGCAGTCTGCCGCTTATACGGCGGTTGCTGCTGATGCCGGTAAGGTTATCTTCCACCCCTCAACAGACGCTAACGCAAGGACGTTCACGATCCCTGCTAACGCTTCGGTGGCTTATCCAACGGGTACGGTGTTGACCTTCATTAACATGACTTCGCAGGTTGTCACGATTGCGATCACGAGCGATACGCTTTACCAAGCAGGAACGGGATCTACGGGATCACGGAGTCTTGCTCAGTATGGTATTGCCACGGCGGTCAAGATGACTTCCACGACTTGGCTGATTTCCGGCAACGGTTTGACCTAAAGGAAGCGCCATGACTGGCATTCTTAATTTGATTATTGGATCGCTGGGGCAGCGGTATACCATCATCCAAACCTTCACAGCGACATCAACTTGGACTTGCCCTACGGGGGTGACTGAGGTTGAGTATTTGATTGTTGGTGGGGGTGGTGGCGGCGGTTCAAATTTAGCGGGCGGTGGCGGGGCAGGCGGTTATAGAACAGGAACAGGTCTTGCTGTAACCGCTGGAACAGATTACACGATTACTGTTGGGAGTAGCGGAGCTGCTGGAACTGGCACATCTGGAACTGCTGTTGCTGGAACTAATGGTGGCGATTCTTACATTTCCGGCTCCCCTATTTCAAATAATCCATCATCAGGCAATCCATATAGCAACGCTATAGTTTCTTTTGGTGGTGGCGGCGGTGGTGGCGGAAGTTCAACAGGACAGAACGGAAAAAACGGAGGGTCAGGTGGCGGGGCTGGTTACTCTACTCCTAACGCTACGGCCCCTGGAGGTTCTGGGAATACACCGTCAACAACACCTTCACAAGGGAATGCTGGTGGAATAGGTAGATGGACTGCTGGCGGAATTGCTGCTGGCGGCGGGGGTGGTGGGGCAGGGGCTATTGGGGCTGACTCAACTGCTGGGACAACTGGAAATGGTGGTAATGGTGGGGCTGGTACTGCCTCTACTATTTCAGGCTCTTCCGTTACTTATGCTGGAGGCGGTGGAGGAGCGGGATTGCAATCAAATGGGACGGGAGGTTCTGGCGGTGGCGGTGCTGGAGGCGGCGTTAATAACGGTTCTCCCAATACAGGCGGTGGAGGCGGCGGTGGCGCTGCAACAGGTAACGGCGGTGCAGGCGGCTCCGGCATTGTCATCCTGAAATACCAAGCACCATCACAAACCGTATTCACCTTCAAAGGGTCTGGTCAGTGGACTGTGCCTACTGGTGTTACGTCAATTGATTACTTAGTGGTTGCTGGTGGTGGTGGTGCAGGTTATGGTGGTGGCGGCGGTGGCGGTGCAGGTGGTTATAGAACCGCCGCAGGTCAGGCAGTAAATGCAGGTCAAGTATTAACCATTACAGTTGGTGCTGGTGGGGCGCAACAAAACACAGTTAATACCGCTGGAAATGACGGTTCATCATCATCTATTACCAATTTAGGATCATCTTCACCTTATACAACTGTCACTTCAGCGGGCGGTGGAGGTGGCGGTGGTTACAACGCATCAGCAGGCGTTGCCGCTGGAAGAGCAGGCGGTTCTGGAGGTGGTGGGGCTACTTCTAATGGTAGCGCCGCTGGTGGAGCTGGTAATACCCCTAGCGTAAGCCCAAGCCAAGGAAATAGCGGGGGAAGTGCAAACCTTGTTTATTCCGGAGGTGGTGGTGGAGCTAATGCCTCAGGAGGAAATGCAACGCCATCTGCTTCTGGAAATGGCGGTAATGGTCAAACAGTCAGCGCTGCTCTTGGCGGAGGGACTTATGCTGGCGGGGGTGGTGGTGCTGGAACAACAACAGGCGGGTCGGGTGGCGGCGGCCCAGGAGCGGCGGGGACTGGTACAGCAGGCACCGTAAATACTGGAGGTGGTGGCGGTGGGGAACGAGCGGCAGGCGGCTCCGGCATCGTAATCATCAAGATCAATCAATAAGAGGTCACATGAAGAAGATCATGAGGTTTTACGGCATTGATACAGCGATGCACATGCTTCGTCCCAATGCTAAGTGGGAGATCACGAACAACGTCATTACACGTTGGGATGATCCTCGTCCTAAGCCCAGCATGGAAGAGATTTACTGGGTGATGGAAAAGATCAAGGAGTTTGAAGAGTCAATCCCCACGA